CCTTGCGCTTGGCGATGCGCCCGAGCCACTGGCCGGTTTCGGAAAACTGCTGCTGCGCCTCGGTGATGCGGTTGAGGTTCAAGGGGCGGTGGCCGCCATAGAGCGGAATGGGCATCTGCAGCGCAAGCCCCGCGCGGATGATGCCAATGGCCACGTCCGAGCCGTCCGAGACGGTGAGTTTGATCTCCTGCACGGTGTATGCCGTGCCTGCGTTGTTCAGCAGCACGCAGATGGTGGAGGTATCGGTGGGCGAGATGGTGCGGCGCGTGGTGTAGGGGCCGCCCGCGGCTGGCGCGGTGGCGATGGCGACGGTCTTGCCGGCGAGATTGTGGGCGGCGATGAAGAGGCAATCGAAGGACACATCCCCATCTGCGGTGAGCAGCCACGATTGCGCGCCGGGGTTCAGCTGCCAGCGCTGGGATGTGTAGTCGTTGGCGGCATAGCCGGGCGTGGTGCCGTCCCCGGTGACGGTGCCGGTGATCGGCGCATAGAGGATGCGCGCATGATTGAGAGGGTAGTTGCTGCCGACGGTGTATCCCGCAGTATCGATCATCGGTCAGGAACTCGCAATGATGAGCCAGTTGGTGCCGTCGCAATGGAGTTCCGCCCATGCGCCGTCCGTGGGCGGAAGGATGGCCGTGGTGGCCGTGCCGCCCGCGCGCGGCACCACGTTGGCGGATGCGGACACCACCGTGAACGCGCCGCCGATGTTGAGGATTTTCAGGAAGCGCCCGCCGTTGCTTGCAGGCGTTGGCAGGGTGAGCGTGTTGGACGCGCCGCGGTTCGAGATGATGACATAATCGTTATTCCCCACGGTGTAGGAATTGGTGACGGTGACGGGCAGCGGCCCGGCAAACGAGCCGTTCACCTGAAACTTGGCGGTGGGCGTATTGGTGCCAACGCCCACGCGATCCGTGGACCCATCGGTGAAGAGCAGGTTGGGGTCCGTGTCGCCTTCGAAGCGCGCATCCTTGTCCGCACCCGCCTCGTTGAAGACGAAGGTGTCCGCGAAGTCGGCCGCGGGGATGCTCTTGAACAGTTCGGCGCGCGTCTGTTTCTTCGTTTCGGTGGCGTCGGTATCCACCACTACATAGAGATCATCCACGGCGCTGTTGGCGCCCGTCAGGGCCGTGAGGGCGCTGATCTTCTTGTTGGGCATATTAAGCGATTACCCCTCTGATCTGTCCGCCGTTGCGCTGCGTGCTGTTGAGTTGGTCAATGAACTGCCGGGCGAACTTCTCCCCGAAGCCCATGGGATCGTTCATCAGCGTGAACTGGAACGTGGTAGTGGGGCCGCCACCGCCGCCTGCGCCACCGCCGCCGCCGGAACTGGCCGCGCTGCCCTTGCCGCCCTTGCCGCCCACGCTGCCCCCGCCGCCGCCGTTCTCGTTGATGCTCTTGATGGAGGCCACCGCCGAAAGGCCCTGCGCCAGCGTGGTGGCATAGGCCGCGAGGTTGGCCGGGAACGGCAGCGTCAGCGCCTTGGCCGCGCCCTGGAAGGTCGAGATGAGGGCCTGTGCGATGGCGAAAACTTTGGCGATCTTCGTGGTTTTCTTGCCGCCCATCTCGAAGATCTGCGCCATGGAGCCGAAGAAATCGGACGCCGCGCCCAGATTGGTCTGCAGCGCCGTGGCCTGAATGGCCTTCAGCGTGTCCTGGTGCTCCTGCGCCAGCTTTTGCGAGAGGGCGTAGTATTCCTCCTCGGAAACGCGCTTGTTCAGGAGCGCATTGTCAAGAACCTGCTGATCGGCCGCATATTCGGCCTGCAGCAATTCGCGCTCCGTCTTGAAATGATCCTGTATGCGCTTCAGGCGGTCTGCAAAGTACATCCCCTCTTCCTGCGAGGGGTTGGCGGAGGTCTGCGCGTCCTTACCCTGCTTGCCCTTGCCGGTGGCAGTGTCGGCGCTGGAGCCAAACATGCCGGAAAGTGCGCCTTGCACCTTGGAGAAGGACTCGCCGAGCGTCGATACCATGGCATCTACATAGCCTGTTCCGGTCTTCTCGCCGATAACCCTGCCGATTTCCTCTCCTGCTTTCGCCGCAGCATCGGCAAACTGGTTGGGAATAGTGAAGTCTTCCGGCTTGAAGCCTTCGAATGGCGTGATATTCATGCCGGGGATTTTGTTGGCCGCAGCAATCAGGACGTTGATAGCGTCAACGCCTTTCTGCACCAGTTTCAGGACAGACGAAATCGCCGCATTGGCAAGGCTTACCACCGCATCGCCAACGATGGAGCCGAGGTTTGACCACACCGCGCCAATGATCTTGGCTCCCTTCACGAAGGTGCCGATGGTCCAGTCTACGGATTGCTTGATGATGCCGACGAAATCGACGCCGATGGCCTGTTTGATGTCATCACGGAACGCAAAGATGGCGACCGCCGCCGCCGCGATACCGGCAATAAGAAGGCTCATGGGGTTCGCCATCATCGCCGCCGTCACCGCCTTGATCGCGCCCACGAGGCCCGTTCCGATGAGGCTGGTGGTGGTGGTGAGCCCGGCGATGAGGGCTGGCGCATAGAAGCCCGCCAGCGCCGCCGTCGCCACAGCCGCATAGGGCCCGATGGAGGACAGCGCGGTGCCGAGGCTGCCCGCCGCATCCCCCGCGGCGAGGAAGGAGCCCGCCAGCGGCACGGCGATGGCCGCCACGGTGCCGAGGATCACGCCCACGGTGCCGAAGCCCGAGAGCAGCTGCGGAGCCTGCTGCGCGAAGGCGCGCGTGGCGGACGTTCCAGAGGCCACCTGAACCGCAAAGTCCTGGATCTGGTAGGAAGCCTGCTGCACCTTGGCGCCGAAATTGACCGGCACCACGTTGTCCGCCGTCTTGCTGAACGACTGCAGCGCCCCTTCGGCGCGGTTGACGGCCTGCTCCAGGGGCTGCGTGTTTCCCGAAAACCGAACCTCGATGCCGCTAACCTGAGCCATTCATATAGTCCTTCAGTTCCTCGACCTCGGCCCGCGTCAGGGTGCCGGCATATCGCTCATCCTTCGCCGCGGGCGCGCGCAACTCGTATTCGAGCCACCATTCGGGGATTGTCATCTGCCAGAACTCGCCCGGCTGGATGCCCCATTCCCGCGCCCACAGATACATCCCGTTCCAGTCTAGGCCCCCTCCGCCGCCCTCGCCTGCGACTGGTGGCCGGTCTGGGCGGCGGGATTTTTTGCGCTGTCCTCGGGCGAGAACGCCTGCAGCACGGTGGTGATGAGCGCGGTTACAGCCTCCTGCGATCCGGTCATCAGTTCCGCATAGGCCTCCTCCTCCGTCACCTGTGCCCCTGCGGCCTGCAGCATGCGGGCCAGCACGAAGGCGATGTGCGAGATGGGAGGACGGCCCTGCGCCGTGCGCACGGCAATGTCCGTCAGCGAGATGTCGCCCATCTCAATGGCGCGCATCAGCTTCATGGAGGGCACGAACTTGTGTTCGGTGCCCTTCCAAACGAGGACGAGTTCGCGGAATACCGCCATGCTTAGGCCGCCGTGAAGGTGATCTGACCGGAGGACTGCAGGGTTGCCGTGAAGGTCACGGCATCGGCCTGCTCACCCGCCGGCGCGAAGGAGGCGAGGAAGAAGTTCCCCGTGAAACTGCCGATGCCCTGCACCTCGATGGTGTAGGCCTCGAGCAGCGCCGAGGCGGTGCCAACGGCGAGCGCCAGGAAGGTCGAATCCTGCAGCACGCCTTGCACCTCGCAGTCCACGGAGCGCACGCCCGCGTCTGCGAGATAGGTGCGCCAGCCCGCATCGTCCTTGTCGGTGACGTCAATCGGCTCGTTGTTGATCGTGAGGTTGTCGGTGCGCGCACCCGCAACGGCAGTCGAGCCGCGCTTGATGCGAAGTTTCCGGCCGGAGATAGCAGCCATGTGCGTTGCCCTTTCTTAGGTCGTGATCGGCCCGACGATGTTTGAAAATGCCACGGTCGAGCCGGTGGTGTTCGTGGCGGTGATCTTGCAGCGGACATATTTGCCCACGTCTCCGGCAGCCAGGACATAGGTGGAGCCGGTGGCTGCCGCGATGTTGGCCCAGGAAGGATCGTTCGCATCCGCGCCCGGGCCGTGCTGCCACTGGCGCGCATAGGTGATCGTGGCGTCGCCCGCCCATGTGCCGGTCGTGGCGGTGAGCGTGTCGCCTTGCGCCAGCGTGCCGGTGACGGCGGGCAGCGCGGTGTTATAGGGCCCGATGGTGGCCACGAAGGCGCCGGAACTCTCCAGCGTGGCGGTGAAGGTGACAGCATCGCCCTGCTCCGCGCCCAGCTGCAGGCCCTGCAGGTAGAAATCGCCCGTGAGCGTGAACAGCCCCGAGATCGTCACCACGCACTCGGTGAGCAGCACCGTCTCGGCATCGCCAGTTGCATCCGCGATCAGGGCGTCATCCTTGAGGATGCCTTGCACCTCGCATGAGACGGAGCGCGCCCCGGCGTCCGCAAGCATGGTGCGCCATCCGCTGTCGTCCTTGTCGGTAATGTCCAACGGCTCATTATTGAGCGTTACGTTGTCCGTGCGGGCTCCGACGATGGACACGCCGTTCCGGCTGATGCGCAATGCGCGGCCTGACAGGGCCATTACTCACACCTCACTAACTTGGGCCATGATAGCACGGCCTGCTTAGGCAATCCACAGAACACGGTAGAGAACGAGCGCGCGCTTGGTCTTTCCATCGGGGTCGCGCGTGATGGTGCAGGCGTCCAGTTCCGTGGTGATGTGCGTGGCGCCCGAGATGGTGAGCGCCTGGCGGCGCAGCCGCGCATCCACCGCGTCCACGAGCGTCTTCAGATCGAGCATGGAGGAGGCGCGGTCCCAAATGTCCACCTGCACGATGGCGGAACCGCCCGGCGCGTCCTTGATATCGTATGGCGTGATGGCGTCCGCGCCGAAGGTGATGAAGGGGAAATAAGCCGCCTCCTCGGAATCGGCGGCCTGCGGCACGTCCGTGAAGATCGCGGGAAGCGGCGCATAGGCGTCTGAAAGG